GGACATGCCATAATTTATTTTTTTAATTGTTTTATTTCTTGTTTTAAACTATCAACCTCTGCTTTTAATTCTTTTATAGCTTCAATAAATACGCCAGCCATTTTGCCATAATCAACTCCTAATAAATCTTTTTTATTATCATAGTTAACAACCTCTGGCAACACCTCTTGAACTTCTTGAGCAATAACACCTATTTTGTTTGATTTATCATTTACATCTGTTCTGTTATAACTAACACCCCTTAATTTAGACACTTTTTCTAAACCATTGCTAATAGTTTTTATATTTGTTTTTACTCTTTTATCAGAAAAGGCAATTACATCACCACTAGCTGTAACCTTAGCAGCAGTAAAATCACCACCAGATGACATTGTTATAGTGTTTGTCATAAATTTTAGAATATCTGGATCAGTTCCCTCATCTAATCTTAATAATTCACGACTACCAGTAACAATTCTAAAATCATCTCCTCCACTCCAACCTAAATAAGAGTTTGTATCTCCTAAATGTTCTAAATATCTTGCTATCTTTAAATCACCATCAGCAGCTAAAACCATTCTTTCTGTACCACTAGTTGCAAAACGCATGTCAGCATTTTCAAATAAATACATTTGAGCAACAGTTCCATTCCAGCCAACCCTAAAACCATTACCATCAGTTTGACCTGTTGATGCAGTTGTAAAATTCATTTGTGAACTTACCGCTCCAGATGTATTATTGTGTATACCTAATTTATGTGTCGGATCAGCACCAACACCAATACCAACATTACCATCAGGTTTTATTACAAATCTTTGAGCGCCAGCAACATTATTAATATGTTCGAAAACTTTTAATGAACCTCTACCAGAGCCAGTTCTATTAGCACCAATTCTCCAGCCATAATTATTAGCAGTACTTGTAGCAAATCGCATTCCTAGAAAACCAGTTGTGTCTATTGTATTTGTTGCATTTACTCTTATAACAGCACTATCCCAAGTTGCAACATCTCCCATTGGAGTACTTGTTTGCAATCTATTATTGATTTGAGTTATTTCATTTAGTGTTATTAAACTTGATGTAATATAAGCTGAAACAACTGTGCTTCCATTAGCCATAAAATTAATGCCACCAGTTGTATTTTTAATGACTAAAGTTCCAGATGAATTACCTATAAATTGTGTTGTGGTGCTAGATAAATTTAATGTTTGGTTTCCAGAGCTGTCTATTTTTAACCTTTCTGTACTTCCATTAAAAACATTTAACAAGTCAGCAGTACCAGTGCCTTTTATAAACATAACTGGTGCTGAATTGTTATCACTAATTATAGATAAATCTCCGCCATTACCATTATGTGTTAGTTGTCTTGTTGCTGATATATAACTATTAAATTGACCCGCTGGATCATCTGTGCCAATACCAAATTTTTGATCGCTTGTAAAATAAGCAAAAGGGGTGTTATTTGTCGCTATTCTAATATCAGCATTTTCATATAAATATAATTGACCAACTGTGCCATTATAACCTACTCTAAATCCATCACTCGTTCCAGTACCAGTTCCATCTGTTGAAAAACGTATTTGTGAATTTGTAGCATGATGTATATTTAAAGGTAAGCCAGTATCAACATTATTATTTCCAATTGATACCATTCCTTCAAAATAATGTCTATCACCCTCAGAATATATACCATAAGCAGCACTTCCTCTTGTTCCTTGATAATCGCCTTTGAATAAAAATTGGTTTCCAAAGGTTGGTACAGCACCCTCGTTGTTATCAATAATAGCTCTAAAACCATGCATACCTCCATAGGTCAATGCACTCTGTTCATCAATTTGTATTTCTGCTTCAACACCTACTATGATATCAACATTAGCATCTCTATTGTTTGCTATAAGTACTTGGAATTGCCCGCCATAAGAATTATCCACATCACCATCATCTTGTATTTGTGCAATACCCTTTACACCGAACAAATTTGTAACACCACCACTTGCACTACTAGAGTCGTGAGTAGCTATACCATAAACTCCCCCAACATTAGCAGTTTTACCACCAGTATAATTAGATTCAGCTAAAGAGTATGTTCCATATACAATATCAGCAAAACCACTATTTCTAGTGTCTGAATGAATACCGTATATTCTATGCTCATCAGCAGCAGTTCCATTAGCTGAAGAATCAAAATCAACATGCAAACCCCTTTGTATTATATCGGTAGCATCTGATTTTGTACCTGTGTAATTAGCATCAATAAATAAAGCAGCACTATTCTGATCAGGATCATTTCTGCTATGATGTATTCTCATAGAATATTGTGCTGTATCTATTGTTCCAGTAACTAAATCTAATCTGTAACTAGGTGTCGTATCACCTAATCCTAGTCGACCATTAGCAATATCCCAATATAAATTTGAATTTGTTGTAAAAGTATCTGTTGTTTCATATATAGGTATTAAACCAGCTCCACCAAATCCAGTTGGCACATTCATATCATCTGCTAATTGGTTAGGTGTTCTATATTGTACCTCACCGCTTTCATTAGACATTACAAGAACTTTATCTGTATCTGCTGCCGTTGCATTATCTACATCTTCAATAAACAATTCACCTTTTATGTGTGTGTTTATAAATTGGTCAATTTCTAAAGCAACTGAACCATTAGCAGAATTATTATGTACAGCTATTTCAAATTTTGGTGTTCCAGTATCACCAAATCTTGCACCCCTTAATGATATACCATAATTATCTACTGTTGATGTTCCTAAAAATATTGATGTTTTACCAGTTGTATCAGTAGTTGCAGTAGGTTGGATTCTTAAATGTGATGTTGTTCCTATATTAGTTGTTATTTGTCCAAATCCAATAGTGGTTTTAGCACTTATTAAGGTTTGTTTGCTTAATGTTATTAAAGATGTATTAAATAAAGCAGTTGCATCAGCATTGTGTGATGTGCCATTTCCAATTTGAACAGTACCGCCAGATGCTGCATTAGTTATATATAAAAATCCAGCTCTATTACCAATAATACCATAACCACTAGCTCTTAATTGATCTGTTGATGGTGCAGTATTAGTTACATCAAGATCATTAGCAATAAACACATTAGCTGTTGTTACTGGCTTTGTTGAATAAACATCTGTTTTAGGATCAAGTATAATTTGGCTTGGATCACTAATTGCACCAGCATCTAAACCTAAATAACCACCATAAGTACTGCTTGCATTACTAGAAATAATAAAATCAGAGCTTGTTGTGTCATCAGCAGTATAACCTAAACCAATAGCATTACCAGCAGTATTTTTATATATAATTTTTCCAGATGCTCCTCCACCACCAGCATTGCCAGTATCATTTAAAATTAATTGTGGTACACCATCATCACTTACTGTTATATTGCCGCTAGTTAATGTACCATTTGGTATTTCGACATTACCATCTCCAAATAAACTTAATACATCTGTTGTATCGTTATCAACATCATTGTGTAGTGAAAATTTCATATAATTACTAGCTAGAGTTGTTGAAACGTAGTTTTTTATTAAATGAAACCTTGTTGTATTGCCATCATATCTACCTATTTTTATTGAACCTTCAGATTGGTGAGTAGGCATTACATTTAAATCAACAGTACCTTGAGCTACAAAATTGTTGTTTGCAATTAATTTTTCTAAAAATTTAGATTCGCCATCAATAAACAACTGACTAGCAGTTGATTCCCATCTAATACTTGCATCATCTGTTGTGTCATTACCAAAGTATAATCTTAAAGCATCTGGTAAATGCGGTGATCTTCCAAATGGTACTGTATTTGTTGAACCATCTAATCTAAAATATTCAATAGTGCCACCAGATCCATTATCAGATTGAAATGATATATCTGAATCATCTGCACTTACAAGTATGTTTAAATTCCCAGTTTTATTGTTTATAGTACTATTAGTGCCATCAAACTTTATATTTAAATCAGAATCATCACCAAAACTAATTTTTTGATCATCAGCCATTATAATGTCATTAGCACCAGATGTGTTTCCAACACCTAAAACATTACTTAATGATTGTTGTGGAACTATATTATCATCTACATATTTTTTTGTAGCAAAGTTTAAATCTGATGTTGGTGCTATACCAGTTACTAATCCACTAAATGTTGCACCACCTAAAACATTTAAAGTTGTTGTTGTATTTCTTTTTATGTAAACTAAATCAGTTAAAACATTACTTACTAAACCTATAAACTCCAACCTATCATTTAAACCATTATAGCTAATTTCAAAATTAGATTGGTCAGCTAATTCACTAAATATTATTTTACCATTTGGATCAGTATTAGCACCAGAGTTATCAAATAAAGTTATAGTTGGATCGGTTTTAGCAATAGTAATATCACCGCTAAATGTTGTATTTTGTGATTCATTAATAGTTAATGCAGTTGTTAATGTACCAGCATTATCTGTTTGTAATTCTATTCTTGATGGATAATTATTTGCACTCCAATCAGATACTGATGTAATTTTTATAGCAGCACCATCATTAAAAGTGCCATCCGTTGGATCATCACCAGAAAAATGTAATGTACCTATATGATTGTCAGTTCCAATAGTTGTATCATTTCTGTCAAAATAAATATGTCCACCAGTTGTTGTTCTTGCTCTAATTTTTCGATTTGCTATTATTGAACTTGTATAAAGTTCCATAATCATTGCAGTATTAACCTCTGTATCTGCTGTTACATCATCTTTTAACTCAAAACTCATTTTAGCAGTAGTACTGTCAGTTAAAACAGAAATACGACCAGAACTTCCATCTTGCTCAGGTGTTTCAGATACATGATTAAAAGTAATATTGGCATTCCCACCGCCATCATTGTGTGTTAATGCAGTACCTCCACTTCCTAAGCCAGCTATTATATAATTATTACTAGCTATTTTACCACTTACATCAAGTTTATAAGTGCTAGGAGTTTTACCAATACCAACTAAATTATTTGCGGCATCTACATACAAAGTATTAGTATCTACATAAAAATCTATATTGGCTGCAACAGAAACACCATTAACATCTATATCTAAATAACTTGTACCAGAATATTTTAAATCAATACCACCAGTACCATCATAAATAGTAATACCATTATTTTGTTGAGCATTATTAATTGTCCAATCACCAGATGATTCTGTTATTGTTAAATGATCATCGCCACTTGTTAATTCTAATGTATCTGATTTTAATAAACCACTAAAAGTTCCAGTAGTTCCTGTTAAATTTACTAAAGTTAATCTGTTGCTACTTGGATTGTAAAAGAAATTACTAGCACTATCTTTAAACAATTTACCATTTGTATTAGTTGTATTATTTGATTGTGTAAACACCATTCTCCTAGATGCATTAGTATTGTCAGCAGTTATTAAAACACCAGTTGCAGTATCTGCATTTCCTTCTAAATTAGCTACAAGAGTTCCAACAGTATATCCGCTTGCAGATGTGTCAACAGTTGTTGTTGGCTCGACAGTAGTGCCTATAAATAGCTTAAATTTATCATCACTAGCATCATTGTAAAAACCTTTATACTTTGTTCCAGTAGCAACGTATTTACCAAATAATCCAATATCTAATGTGTTTGCTGTATTGTCTTTTGCTAATTTTATTAACGGATCCTCGACTGCTAGATCAGTTACATTTAAATATGTTAGTGTACCATTTACTGTTAAATCACCAGATATTATAAGATTGCCACCAATTTTAGCATTTCCGCTTGTATGAAATTGGTATGAAGGTGTAATGCCTATTCCGATCTGTGATGTACTTAAATAAATTGGAGAATCATTTCCTAATCCATCACCTAATATTTTAGCAACACCGCTTAAATTATTATTATCAGAAATCTTTATAAGTGAATCATAAGTATTCTGTACTCTTTTGCCAGTTAATGTAGTACCCATAAAATCTTTTTTACAAATTTAAGCAATTATAGTTACCTATTTTTACCCTGACCTTTATACTTTTTTTTGTAACCTTTTTGACCTTTTGATGCATTTTTGGAATGCACACCTGGTCGCTTTTTTTTATGATTAAAATTATAAGTTGATTCTATTTTTTTAGCCATTTTTTCTAAATAACCCTATTGCTTTTTCGCTTGACCTCCCACCAAAGTATGCTAAAACTACGGACATCATCACTTTTTCAAAAGTATCATTCCATGTCTCACCAATATGAAAAGGTATTGATTCAACACTATCTAAAATTCCAGCAAAACTAAAAACCACAATGCACCAAACCAAAACAAGTGGTCGCACATTTTTAGATAGCCAGGAATCACTCATTTGATCAGCTTTCCATCTAGAAGAAACTTCAGCCATTTCCTTATTTTGTTGATCATATATTAATTGTTGTAATTTGATTTTATCATCAACAGATATTTTTGATTTTTGAATTTCTGCTAAAGCATCTTGTGGAGAAGTAACCCCAGTTAAAATCTTTCCTAAAGTAGGATTAATCATTGATGCAGCACCAAATAATAATTTGCCAACTGTAGTTTCCTTAAACTTTTTTTTATCACTCATGAATAAAATCTAAAATGTAAAACTATTAAAAATAAATAAATATTTAATTCATTATAATCTTGATCAATTTCTATTGGATAAAATTCTAAACCCAATAAAAAACCATTTGGAATAAGAGCAAAACCAAAATCCATTATTTATTAATCCAATTACTAATTTCTTTATATTCTTCCTTAGCATTAAAACATGGGCAAACCTTTTGATCTGTAAAATCATTGTGTCCATAAATTACAGAATCAGGATATTCATATTTAAGATCCATTAATAAATTATGCAAAGCATCTTTTTGTTCAACAGTTCTTGTATCAATCCATTCTTCCATGTTTTTATCCATGCCTCCCACATAAGCAATCCCTATACTATTTTTATTATATCCAGCTACATGAGCACCACTTCTTTCAATAGGTCTCCCATCTTCAACAGTACCATCTAATTTTATTAAAAAATGATAACCCACATCCGACCAGCCATTTCCTTTTACATGCCATTCTCTAACATCTTCGACATTAAAATCTTTATGTTCTGGTGTAGCAGTACAATGCACTATTAATTTATTTATATTTCTCATTATTCAGTTGTTTTAGCTCTACGATTTATAAATCTATGTTGATCAATAATCTCCTGTATTTCATAAACAGGAATTTTTATTTTTAATGAAATATCAGCATTCCAAATGTAAACTGGTCGTCCATCTTTCATTAATATAATTGTAGGAACTGATTTTATGCTTTTTTTAATTGAAGGTGCTTGATCTTCTAAATAACCATATTGTTTTCTAACGCCTTTTAAATCATCAATAAACTCATAGTTATTTCTTTGATTCCAACTAGCATTGATATGTATAATTGTTAAATCCTGTGCATTACTTGTTACAAATGCAAAGAACACAATTAGGGCAAATATTTTTCTCATTTTTTTTGTATGATCTCATATAATTTTTCATCTATTTTATCTAATTTATTAGAATTTTCTTCAACTTGCTCTGCTGTATTTTCGATTGTTTCCCTTATTAGCTGATCCTTTAGATCATATTCTGTTCTCGTTAATTCAGGTTTAGGTAATTCTTTAGCTAATTCTATTTCTGCATTTAACGTAAAATACATTCCCGCAAGAGATACAGCTCCAGCTACTATAATACCTATTGTTTTTAAATCCAATTGTACATTAGTATCCTCGCTTATTTTTTGTGCCATAATTTTATTTAACTTATTTGTTCAACTTTATTTGATAATTCAATTATTCCTTTAAAATATGTATGATCATTTTCATCTTCCTGAACATAATTTATACTAGCAACTGTTGAAGTATAAACCTTAAACCCACTTAAGCTCAAATTAAAATAACCTGAGGATCTTGTTCTTAGCAAAGATACAACAGAAGAAACTAATAAATTTGAGTTTAAATCACCACCGACATCCCCATCAAATCTAGTAACACATTCAATTCTTGTAATACATTCTAAGTTATATTTTGAAGCATTTTGATCAACTTCATTAGTGCTTAATGAATAGATCCATATATAAGGAAAATTTGAATTAGTAGGCACTCTATTATATACTGGCACACTGCTACCTCCTAAATTAATATTTCCATTTAAGGCATTATATATTTTTTGTCTTATATGATGTATAGCTTCATTCATTGCTTATTCTAGTAAATTTATTATTCATTCTTCTTTCAATATTTTTAATTGCATCCCTTATACTATTATAAAAATATGGTTTAGGTGCTCTATTTTTTTTAACAGATCCAAATTCAACAACAGCAGCATAATCCATTTCAGCACCAATAAAAACATTATCACCTTCTTTTTTAGCTATAATAGATCTTTTTAAATCACCAGTTTTAACAGGCACTCTGCCCTGAGCAAACCTAACAGCGATTGCAGCTGTATCTTGAGCAATTTCCAAAAAATCATGATTTCCAAATCTTTTTATTCTCCTTAATTTTTTATGAAATTTTTGAAGATCTTTTTGATCACCTCTAATTCTAAATTGTTTTCTCATAATTAATTTAATGTTCCTTTTACAGTCATATATTTGTTATAATCTGATTCATATAAATCATTTACTCTGTATGTTCCTGATTGTCCTGAAATACTAAATTTTATATCATTATTATCTAAATCTATATTCCCAGAATATCCTGCTGGTATTTGTAAAGATTCATAATCTTTTTTTCTAATAATAATTTCAACAACTTTTTCTTTTGACCTCTTACCATTACTGCTTTCATATTTGCCACTCTTTGGTTTTAAATATCCCCATAATGTTTCCATTGTGCCTCCAGCAGTAAAAACATAACCTCCATAATTATCAGCATTTTTAACTGAATAGCTGAAAGTAATTCGATTTCTAAATAATCCTGGGTTCATTAAATAAACATATTTTTATAAGCATTCAAAATAACTTTAGTTTCACTTGGCACACTATCCCCTGATTTGCCTTCTACATAATCATGCCTGTTATCATATAAAGTTGATGCAAATTGTTTAATTGCCTGTTGTAATAATTCATCATCTAATCCACTTGTAATGTAAGTTACTTTAACTTCTTCAGCAGATCCATCCAAATCAATAGTTTCATTATCTAATCCAATAAAAGAATAATCAGTACTAGCAACTCCTTCAATAGTAACTGAAGAAATACTTGCTATTGGTCCAAAAGGCAAATCAAAAATTCCATTTGTTTCATCAATAAAATAAGTTCTATTCTTAGCAACAATGTCCCTAGATATATAATTTTCACACCAGATTCTTGCTTGTTTTAAAATAATAGCAATTAAAGTATCATCTGTTGAACCAGAAATTCTAGCATAATCCTTAAATTCAGATGTGCTAACTATTTCAGATCCAGTCGTAGAATTAATTTTTATCTGTCTCATGTTTAGTTTCTTTTGAATCAATTTTTAATTCCTTTGTTTCTTTTTTCTTTACTTTGATTTCTTTTTGGAATAATTCACCCCAACCCTTGCTAACCCATTTAGAAGCATTGTTGTCATTGATTTCAATAATTTCACCAGCTGGAATAGTTTGTCCATCCTTACTGATTTCGATTTTTAATTTTATTTTCATAACATTAATTTTTATGTAAAGATAAAAAAAAAGTGCCACTAGATTTTAGTGACACTTTGAAGAACTTAGAAAATACTATTTATGAAATAATAGCAAAGTTATTAAAATTTTCTTTATACTTGCCATTTATATTTATTTTTAAACAACTTTGTCCTAAATTAGGTATAATAAAGAATCCATCATTTTCTTCATCATAAAGAGCAAAAAAATCCACATACTTTTTTTCATAACTTGGCAAACCTGTCCTTCTTAATGTTATTTGCATACTATTCCCTCGCCTTAATCTATTTTTGCCCAAATATTTAACTTGAATTTTAAAAAGCTTTCCATCCTTTTCCAATATACAATCATAATAGCTAGAACTAGATAATGGAGTTGATATATTATAACCTAAAGAAATTGCTGTTGATGCAAAATGATATTCAGCAAAACAACCCTTTTGATTATGATTCATAATCTAAGGTAAAAAAAAAGGGAGTGATTTCTCACCCCCCTAAACAAACAAACAAACTAATTATAAAACAAAATTTAATTTTCTTTAATCATTTTTTGAATTTCATGATATTTTTTTAATATATATATTTTTTTCATTGGTGACATTTTATTCCATTTATCCTCTCCGATAATTGAATAAATAAATAAATCTGTATCTTCAATTCTTTTCATAATTATATAAAACTGATAAACCTAATATTAATAATAATACAGCTGTTAATAAGTCATTAATAATTATTGCAGACCTAAACGCAAATAATATTAATAAAACCCCTAAAAGCAACCCTATTTGCTTTTTATTGCCATTTTCCATACTAATAACCTTTTTGATTGTTCAACTCTCTCTAAACCCTCCCAGTCGCTTTTTAAAGCTGGATGTATTAACTTTTCAGATTCTTCAAACTTTCTTATTCTTCTATTCACTTTAATTCTGTGATTTAATGATTCTCTTGCACTCATGATTAACAGGATTTAGATAAGTAATAAAAATCTTCTTCAAATTCATCAATGATCTGATCTTCCATGTCATCCATATCTTCATGATGAATTATATTTGTTACATCAACTTCATTGTAATGTATCGATACAATATCAGCACTAGGTGGAGAATTTGTTTCTTTTTCTCCTGACCAATATGTAAATTCAACAAAGAATGAGTTGCCCATGAAATTAATTATTCTAGTGTGTGTTTGTTCTTTCATAATTATTTTTCTAAGGTTGTTAATTTAATTGCAGTAGATTTTAAAGTATTCATAGTAAAATTTTTACCTACTATTTGAACTAAATCTACTCTGTTTGTTACACCTACTAAAGGCATTATAGTCAATTCAGTACCTTTTGTTACTCTTTGACCTTTTGCAGTTTTGAAATTTCTAATTACTATTTGTTTCATTGTTTGATTATTTACTTCAAATATATAAACAATTTTTTAATTCACAAAGTATTTTTTAAAAAAAAAGATATTTTTTATGTTTTACTCCATAAAAAAAGAGGGAAATTAATCCCCCTTTTAATATTAATAACAATAAAAACCCCTATTATGGTGTCTCTAATGCAGCTTTAGCAGTGCTAAATGTACCATCAATTATTCCAAGTGGCAAGTAAGTAGCTAATGCTATTCTTTCTTGACATCTTACCGTAACGAATCCTTCTCTAATGTTGATTCCGTCTTCTCTATGGAAAGAAACTGATAAGTTTTCTCTGATCCATAATTGAGCAGAATTAAAATCACCAACAAAGAATGTACCTGCTGTAATTGCATTGTTTACAATTACTGGCACACCCATAAAGTTAGGTTGTAACCCTTGATATACTTGATCTTTTAAGTACTTATTAGTACTATCCTTAAGTAATAAAATCTTATGGAAATCAGTTGGGTTTAAAATAATATAATTTGGCTTATAATTAGATAAAGCTAATTGATTTATCGATGCAACTAAAACATCAAATTCATTTGCAGCTTCTACTGACTGGTAGTAAGCTCCACTTGAACTAACATCAAAGTTAGTACCTGAAGAATATAAACCGCTTAAATTAGGTGATGAACCATTCCCAGATAAAATCTGAGTATCTTCAACTTCTAATAATTTAGCTGGTACTCTATTAGATATGTAGCTAGTTAATTGCTGAGTATCTGCTAACATCTCCTCAGAAATTCTAAGGTATGTTCCGATTTTCTCAACGTTAACTGAACTTGCAGTCATATCAAAGTCAGATTGTCCTAGAGCAGAACCTTCAGCAGCAGCCGCAGCTCCATTTGAATATCCTGATTCTTTAACAAATCTAACTACATCAGATCCAGTTGATCCATTTGGTATAATAGATCTCATGTTCTGTGCTCTGCTAGGATCAAATTTAAATCCTGGCACTCTGTCCGCAGCTATAACTTCACCGCTAAAATCAGCACCTGTAGTCATGTCCGCTTTAATCTCAAAAGAAGCAGCATTGCTGTTTCCTTTCACTAACCCTTCAATAGCACCATCATTGATAGCTTTTGCTAAGTTAGTTTTGAAATCTTTTGATTCATTTTTAGTTTCAAACATTTTTTGGTTTGCAACTTCTAATGAGTCAAATCTTTCGTTGAATTTCTGAGTAAGATTATTGATTTCGCCTTTTAAAACTTCATCAATCTTCCCATTGGCATTTTCCAACACCTGTCCATTAGCTTTTTCAATTTTCGCATCAATGATGTTTCCTAATTGATCAAGCTGGTTTTTTACATTTTCTTCCATTTTGAAAAAATTTATTTTAAGTTATTTAACAAATATTTATAAACATCAAACTCAGATTTTTCTTCTACTGGCTCAGTAATTTCATCAACTGGCTGAGTAGCATCAACGAATAAAGATTTAAGTTTGTATATTTCACTCTCTATGGCATACCCCATTTCATCTGTGATATCGCCTTTTCGGATTAATTTAGTAAGATTATCATATCTTTTATAAATGTCATCAAAACTTTTTGATCCTTTGACATCCATAATTTTTGCCTGATCATTAGCAGCCAAAGTAACTGCTGAAATTTCAAACAGTTTAACCTCTTTCAATTCTCTATAATCATTTTTGTCCTCTTTTTGTATTGGTAAAATACCAACAGAGTTTTCTGTGATCACACCCGCTTTCATCAAAGCAATTACATCCTTTCCAAGTGATGTTTTAGGAATTTCAGCGACAAAAACTAAACCTTTGTCATCTTCATATAATTCTTTCATTTTACCAATTGGTTGCATCATATTATGCTGATATAAATACTTTACTCTTTCACCATTTTCTTTTATTGTTTTTTGATATGCACCCCTCATGATTATATCATTATCAGAATCTTTATTATCAAAATAACTTCCGTATCCTTTGACAATAGAATTTTTTTCATCATAATCAGATAATTCACCAAGTGGTGATGCTTTATAAATAAAATCCATATTATTATTTTTTACAAATTTAGTAAATATATTTTATTGAAATGGTAACTTAACATTTTCAGGAAAAGGAATCATTGAGCATCTACAATTTATAACATTTCCTGGGTCACTCCCTTCGCCTGGTCTTTTCATATATTCATTGCCGACATAAAAATCAGATTCAAAATCTACTGTTTGATTATTTGCAACTTGGTGAGCAGCTCTTGTATTTTTATCAAAAAAAGTTACCCATTGTTTTTTTAATTTTCTTCCTGCATATACTTGCAAAGCACTTTGTTCGACTCCATAACTTGCACCTCTTAATGATTCTGTCCTAACTAATCTTAATGCCTGTACCCTTGAATATTGTCTAAATTTGCTTCTAAGTATTCTTGCTCTTTCATCTGCCCCTTTAGATACAAAATCAGGATCTCTGTATAATTTTTGTATTACACTCATTAAAGTTTTCTTTGCTGTGCCACTTACTAAAGTAACATTTTGAGCAGCCATTCTTCCAGCATAATGATTAAAAGCAGTTCTCCATGTTTCTGTATAATCATTAGCAGTTTTTTTTTCTTCATATTTATCTGAATTTCTAAAATACCAAAATGCAAACCTCATGCAAGTATGATTATATATATTTAAATAAACTTTTTGGAAATCATCATATTTGAATAAAGTAATGTAATCTATATTTTCAGTTTTGATAAAAATATCGACTCCCTTAAAATATTCTTCTCTATAGTATCTAGCAACTTGAGGAACTAATTTTTTTTCTGCTAATGATAATTGTTTATCATAATCATTCCTCCATTTATCTGTAATTTTTTTTGAAAGCATTAATCATTGTTTCTAATCTGTTCCATTTTTTTTATTGCCCAATTAACACCACTTGTGCCACCCCATAAATTCCATGCTACATAGCCATTGTCTTTCCATGGTGTGTCTTGAAACTTTGGATCTACTGTTGCATTTTTTCTATGTCTATTAAAAGCAGCCATTCTTCCAACTGTTTCTGCTGTGAGTTTTTCCCTTTTTGACAAACTCGATGCTCTTTGCCATCCAACAGATGTGCCACCTTTGACTTCATCCCTTCCGTATTTTTCTCTCCATTCAATCATTCTTTTAGCATTATTAGTAGCACTTTGTGGATAATCAGAAAATCCTTCAGCTTTCTTCTCATTTTTTGAGCTTAATTTATGCCCAGATGGAAATAAATCTGTATCATGTTTACCACCTCTAAATCGTTCATTTTTTAAAGCATAAAGAAAGCTATTGACTCTAGCATACGCCCATTGGTCAGCATTACTGACACTAGGTCGCACACTTGAGGGATTAGTGTTATATGCACCAACACCCCTTTTAAATACCTTTTTTAAAGTACCTAAGGATGTTTTTTTATAACTAACTGAAACCGATTTATTGTGATCTTCTAATTTTTTTTTTAATCCTTTTTCTACACTACCAGAAACTTGCTTATTATTTCTTACAGCTTCTTCATATTCTTCATGAGTTTTAAAAGGCATATATATTGTTTGCCCATCATAATCATGTGTGTGATATCCTGAACCCCCTAATTCTTTTGCACGATCTTCTGCTTCTTCCTGTGTTGTATAAGCATCTTCAAAACCTCTTATTTTATCTTTTTGTGTAATATAATTTGATAACATTTTTTCAATATCATCTTCTTCATCATCTATTTTTGAAGGTTGTGGATCAGGCATTTCTACATCTTCACCACCAATAGGCAATAAATTTGCTGGTACATATATATCATTCATCGCATCATTTTCTTCTTCTGCATAACTCATTGCTGCTCTTTTTTCATTTGGAGTAATCCACCATGCCTGCGACATTTGAGTAACTACTTTTTCCATATCCTCCTGTAATTCAGGAATAACAGAAAAATCAAAATCTAAATATATTTTATCACCAAATTTAGGTGCTAACCATCTATTTAACTCATCTCTAATTTTATATAATTCAGGCATTACTGCATGTTGATATAAAGCAGCTTTAGCACTCTTTTGATTGTTATATGTTGATGTTTCAGTATTATTTAATAATTGTACTGGTACATTAAATATATTACAAAGATCTTTCACAGATGCATTGTATTGCTCGATCAATGATAAATCTGATGCAGATAATCCAAAGTTAACCCATGATAATTTTTTTGGAGTTATTATGACATCACCAGCATTGTTACTAGATTGATAGTTAGATCTAAATTTATCTTTTAATTGTTGAGCTTGAACTTCATTCAAATCCCCTTCTTCACTCATTAAAACACCTCTAGCCATTTGATTTTGTAAATATCGAACACCAGTTTGAGCAGCTTCATTATTTGTTGTCATAGCTCTAAATCCTGCTTTCAATGGCGATTGCCCATATAAGTGTGAACCAGATCCATCATAATGTGGCTGAAAATCTTTTATATGACATATTTGATCTGCTGGTATATCTCTTTGTTCTGAATTATATTCAACTCTATATGATTTAACAGGTTCTAAAATACCACCACTTACAACCTCCATAATTTGCGAAGGCATTACATAAAGCTCTTTATACTTTCCAATATTATCACCACTTTCAGGTGCTATCCCATAGATATATCTGTTACCTGTTAGTTTACCAAAAGCAACTAATTCACTAATCCAACTTGCATAGCTTTGTGCTGGATTAGGTCGATCTAATAATTCATGCAATTTAGTATGCTCTAATTCAACTAAAGCATGTTTCCTAATCATATTAGCTTTGTGCATTATTGTAGGATCTAACATCCCAGATGTCATAGCTTTATATCTTTTTAATTCATTATCATTCACTTTTTCATAAACACACAAAGGCACACTAGATGCCGATTTTGCTATTAAATTAATGATTGAATAAACTGTTGCATTTTTTCTATAACCTTCATTAATATAATTTTCATCATTCTCAGGATTCCAAACAACTGATTGTCCTAGAAAATTATAAATAGCTTGGTTATATTCTTTCGCTGTCTGTTGTGAGTTTTTAACTATAAGATTTTTGAATCTGTCAAAGAATGATGCCATTAAAATAAAATTTTCTGTAAAAATACAAAATATTAAATTCTTTTATTATACTACAAAAAAATCATTTCTATTTTTATATTTAGAATAAACACAATAACGCAGGGAATCCATCAAATGGTTCATTTTATCAACTGGTTTATTAATAATTGTACCATCCTTTAATTCTTCCCATAAATAACTTTGTTGTTCTTTTCTAAAATTAATAGATTCATTTGAAACTATTATATCAAACTCTTTTAATAATGAAATACCTGCATTTACTGATCCTTGCCCTTTAATTGATGGCTTTGCCCAAACATTCATTTGCTTTAATTCTTCAATGCTCTTTGGTTCTGCTGAGTCACAAAAAGTTAATTTTTCATTTAAATTATTGTCTTTTAAAAACTCTGCGAGATCCCTGTTGGTCATTCCTTTTTTATATAACCATTCATGCACAAATAAATTGTCGCCTACCTTTCCGACCTCACAAACTGCTGCAACGTCCTGAGAATAGCCAAAATCAATGCCAACAATTGTATCATCAAACTCTGGAAACTCTGACCAGGGTATGTATTCCCAATTCATAAATATTTGTCTTTGACTAAATACTGCTCTTTGTCCTTCACCATAAACCCTCCAATAATCAGGATCTTTTTCCTTAATTCTTTCAATTTCATTTATTAATTCTTCAGGAAGAAATTTATTGTCTTTATAAGTTGAAATAAAAGTATCTGCATCATTTCTATCCATTAAATCATATATCCAATGTATGGGATCTGAAGGGTTAAAATCAATTAAAATATGCCCTCTAGTTCTCATAGCCAACTGCCTAAAATCTTCATATAATAATTCATTTCCTTCATTTAGCCATAAGATATCCCTAGCAGAACCCCTAATCTTTTGAGCATCATCTGCACTAAAAAATTCTAAAGTATGCCCATTATATTCAAATATATTTTCTGATCTATTATGTACCCCTTGCCAATAAATACCTAAGTTTTTTGATATATGAAGGAAATCTCTTATAACTGACCTTTTAAGTGCTGGTAGCGTTTTTCTAACTATTGAAATAGTAATTGGATCTTTTGTAATTGTCATAAGATACAAGCAATATTGTTGCAAACTCCATGATTTGCCTGATCTTGTACCCCCTTGAAATATTCTTAATCTTTTTTGAGAATTTACAGCTTCATAAAATTGTTTATTACAAAGCTCCTTTATTCTTCTTTGTCCTTTGCTGGTGTCCATTCAATTAATTTACTGCTTATGCTAGTGTCATGTTGGATCTCCTGTCGTTCAACAAACCCTCTTTTTTTCCCTTTAGTTTTTAAATAGAAAAATATTGATGATTCTTTTTTATCCCTAATATTTTCAACTAATTTACTTTCAGCAAAATCCAAAGCAACATTCTCAATATCCATAACCTCTTTTTTATATTCAGGATCTTCATTTAACCATCTATAATGTGTCGCCCTATGTATATCAACTAACTTACAAGCTGGAGAAACTATTCCCATAGTTTTTTCCAATGCTTCAATCATCGCCCTTTTTTTAAGTGTCGTATTTTGTCGTTTTTCCATGCTACAAAATTAAACAAAAAAAAAGTACAAATCCTAAACTGTGACTCACTGTAGTCGGATCTGCACTTAAAAACAAGCTTTCCAATAGTTGTTTTATTTTTTAATAAATCATATTTTAGTTAAATCTATTGGATTTTTATATACTCTGCTACTAACTTCAAAACCTGCATTCCAAAGTACTTCACCAGATCCAACACCAACAACTGTATAAAATTCTTCATTTTCATCTACTATTTTATCAGTATAAGTTGAATTTCCTTTTTTGTAAGTTATAGTTTTGTCTTTCCAAATAATTGCTTTCATAATAATAATTTTAAATTGTTTTGTTTTTAATTATACTCAAATATACAAATATTTTTTAAAAAACAAAATATTTTTTCAATTTATTTATTTATTTTCTTTTTAAATTCAATATATTTTTTCTTTCTATGTTTTAACCACCCTTTTTCTGCTTTATCTGCAAACTCATATAAAGAAGGAATATCATCTAATAATCCACTTGCATTCCATTCAAGATGTATTACATTAACTTCTTCTTCCCATGAATCAACTTCTGCTTCAATATGTACAACTCCATCTGATTGATGCATACTTATTATTCTATGTACAAAAAATTCTTTAGCCATTATAATTTATTCTTGAATTAAACAATATATTTATTTGATCTTTATAAGAACCTTTGATTCTTCCACACAAAGGAAACATTTCTGTTAAAACCTCTGTACCCTTTTTAATAGTTTTTTTACCTATTTTTAGATCTTCATTTAAAACTTCTAATCTTCTTCCATGATAACCGACATTATCTCTGTCTGGTGAATCTATTTTTAAAGAGCCAATGAATTTACCATTGACTCTGTAATCTACACTATAACCGAACACCTCAAATTCTGCTTTCATATTAGTAATTTATTAATTCGATTAAATATCTAGAATAATTGAAACCTTCATTGTTAACTAAATAAGTTTTGTTTTGATGTGAAACTAAATAGCAAAGCTCATTTTTTTCTCCATCAGGGTAAATGTGATCAAATGCACTTGCATCAGATTTTAAAATCATTGTAGTTAAACTTTCAATAGCTACTTTTTGAAAACCATTAAGGTTATTAAAATTAATTTTATTTGAAACATATTCAAATTCTGTTTTTCTTTCAAATGGAATGTTAAAAGATCCATTTTCAACTCTAGTAAGAGTTGTCCAGTTTTTTTCTATTTTTCTAATTTTTAAACTTTTTTCAACTTTAATTGCATTCATAACTTTTTTTTATTTGATTATTATACTTCAAATATAAAAAGAATATTTTAAATGACAAAGTTTTTTTTAAAAAAATAAAAATATTTTAAATATTTAATTGAATTGTAAATTGATTTGCTTTCCTTGAAACCTTTGAAATCATATTTGGATATAACCTAATAAGCTTTTTAATACATGATTTTTCCATTTCGATTGTTCTATAATCTTTGCATCCTCCATCTTTCACCCAATGGTTATTTTCCCAATGCAAATATCTTATTCCTAATATACCCCCCTTATCTTTTATATGCCTTAAACATATTTCATAATCTTCTTTAACAGGAAAATTTTCATCAAACAGATATTCGCCATCATTTATAATACCCATTAATGAAGCAGTTACATACGTTCTGGTTAATATTGGTTTATATGGATAGGATCCCCTGGGTGAACTTTCTGTTCTAGTTCCCCATATTTTATAACCCATTTGCTCAGTTATGTCAAAATACTTTAAAAATTCTTCAATCCAAAATCCTTCTTCTTTAATCTGAATTTTCTTAGTTCTTCTTGTATCTAAAAAATTGTATCCCTGATTTACTACATCATCATCAATCATGACTACCCTTTTTTCGCTAGTGTTTTTTAAAATCCAATTTCTTGTCTTAGTTATTCCCTGAACATCTTTCGGCACACATTCTATGTTTTTAACTATTCCTTTATATTGATGGTATTCAGATTCAGGAATAAAAAAAACTGCTGATTCTTTTAATATTTTATCTGTGGAGGTTAAACCTGCCCTTCCTTTACTTGGTACTGCTATTAACATATCTTTTTTTAAAATCTGACCACCATATAACCCTTTCTATTGCTACTGAATCAAAAGCAGATCCCTTTTTATATCCACCCCTTCTGACCATCTTTAGCTTTAAAGTTTCTTTAAGATCCTCCCAATCTACTGAATTAGGTTCTGCCATTATTAAAATATATTCTTTTGGTGGTTCTAACTGAACTGATTGTGGTAATTCAATTTCATCATCATCTTCTAAATCATCAATCTGATCATCAATAGGAACATCTAAACCCCAATTTTCTAAAACCTCTAAATCATAATCATTTGCAATTATATCCCATTCCCATTCACCATAGCCAATGTTATCTTTTATTATAAATTCTTTTTTCTTTTCTTCACTCCAATCATCAGCAATACTAATTGGAATTTCTTTCAATCCAGCAGCTTTACATGCTTTTAATCTCATATTTCCACCCAATACAATCATGTTTTCATCTACAACAATAGGTCTTTTGTCTAACATTTCAGGAAATTCTTTTATAGAATTAACTAATTTTTTGAATTTACTTGCACTAATATATCGAGGATTATTAGTATTTTCTTTAACTAACTTAATATCAATTTTTTCCATTTACTTTGCTTTGCTCATACAAATATAAAATTAAATCCCAGATTTTGCTACTTGCAACACTTTGATCTTTATATGTATGAGGTGATTTTGTAATGACTCCATTATCATTAACTTCAATATTACATTCTTTTCTTTGTTTTATAGGAACTATATAAACTTTAATTCCTTGATCCAAGCACCATGATTGAGCTTTTAAATATTTATTCATATTAAAACATTCTTATTTGTGATTTGTGTTGCTCTATTCTTTTTATTGCAGCTTCATAATAATCTTTGTCAATTTCATAACCAGTTAAGTCATAACCTAAATTATGACAAGCTATTGCTATGCTTCCAGAACCTAAATGAGTATCTAATATTTTATCACCTTTTTTTGCATAGTTCATCAATAACCACTCATAAAGTTTTACAGGTTTTTGAGTAGGGTGTATTCTTATTTTTTGTTGTGGAGCTTGAGAATACATTTTTGATATTGTACCTAATCCATTAGATATAAAAGCCATTTCACACATACTCATATTAAAATTTTCTGAAATACTTAATTTTCTCCAAATTACAAATCCTTTATAGTTTGGCAAACTAAAATTGTTAGCACCCCATATTATTTGATTTTTACTCACTCTAAATAATTCATTAAAATATTGTTTATTTGGTTTATCATTCCAATCTTTTAACCTACCTTTTTTTATTATATCTCTATTATATTTTGGCATATCATTTTCATTTGCATTTCTATAAGG